AATTTATTCCTAAAAAAGCTCAGCCCACCCCTAACCAATAAAAATTACAAACTTCTGCAAATATAAAGATAATGTTCTACTTTTGTAAATAATGAGCTTTAAAAGGTATGAGGGTAAATATCAATTTTATAGGTCAGTAGCTATTGGATTAGCTAAAAGTGTAGAGGTAGGAGAGGAGTTGGTTCAGGAGTTGTTTTTGATCTTGCTAAAGAAAGATAAGGAACTTCTGGAGAGGTTAGACAAAGAGGACAAAGCCGAGGCATACTGTATTCAAATAATGAAATTCCAGCTCTATAGTAAAAGATCAAACTTTTACAAAAGTGAATTAAGATGGAACAAGAACAGATCCGAGAATAAGGTAGTTGATTACTTGGAGGAGGAGCAAACAGAGCTGGACTTTATGCACCTGGTGGAAATGGAAAAGGTGGAGCTAATAATTAAAAGGCTGCCATTTTTTGAAAGAGAAGTTTTCAAGGTGTATTTCGGAGGCTCTGGATTGAGTTTTACAAAGTTTGCAGAACAGAGTGGAATATCTAGGAAAATTCTATACAATACAATCGAGAAAGTAAAGGCCCACATTAAAGAACACTACAATGATCTGGAAGGTTAGCAAAGAAAGACAACAGAAAAGAATTAGCCTCTGTAGTTCTTGCGTTCATTTTAGGGATAAGACTAGAACTTGTGGAAAGCCAGTAGTGGGTGAGTGGGTTGTACATGAGGGCGAAAAGAAAAGGCTTTGCGGTTGTTTCATGGATTACAAAACAAAGTTAAAGTTCGGCAGTTGTCCTCTAGATATTTGGGGCAGCTCTAAACAGGAGATGGAGGAGCTAATGGATAACAAGGAGTTTCTAAAAAACATTCTAAGTTTAGAGAGGGTGAGCGCAAAAGATTTACAAAAGGCTTATTTCCTATACAGTGATATTTTAGGCACAAGGAAAACCCCGACCAGCTGCCCACCTTGCATAATAAATGACTTAAAGAAAGTAATTAAGAAAATAGAGGCAACAATAAATGAGAACTAGACAATACATAACACGCCTCCTAATACCCATAAGAAGGTCATGGAGGCACTTTGAGGAGTTCTTTAATGAATCCTTTGGCTGGTTCTTTACGAACGGAAATAAGACATAAATTAATAATCATATAAAAACAAACAAACATGAAAAAAACAATTTTAATAATCGCCATAGCTTTAGGAGCTATAAACGTACAAGCACAAACAGATAGTGCCTATGTTTATTACTGGGAGGACACGATGGAGGACAAAACCTATTACATGACCTCTTATGATTTAGTGGTAGCAAATGAGGATAGGAGCAAAGGAGCCAAGTTAACCATACATCTCACAGGAGATAAGTTTGGTTTTCTTACTGCCAAATTAATAGGGCTGGGAAACTGTGTAGAGGATAACAAAATAATCATTCTATTTGAGGACGGTACAAAGATAAATTTAGCCTCATGGAATGACTTTAACTGTGAAGGTAATGCCTATCTTAATCTTACACCTCAGCAGCTAACAAAGCTCACCACCTTAGAAGTAAAAACTATTAGAGTTACCAATGGATATAACCACAATTCTATTACCTCCAGCGAAATTACAAACCCTAGATACTTTATCCAGTTAATTTCTGCTATAGATAATAAGCTATTCACTCTCTTAGAAGATTAAAACAAAATGAAAGCTACAGAATTGAGGGTTGGAAACTTAGTCTTTAATAGTATGGGTTATTTTGAGGCTGATTATATTAGTATAGGATTGGCACATAATTATAAACCCATCCCACTAACAGAAGATTGGCTATTGAAGTTTGGGTACGATAAAAAATCTGGATATTTCACCATTAATGGCCATGTTATTTTTATTGAAATAAATAGGTTTTTATGCAATGGAAATGACATTGAACTAAAGTATGTCCACCAACTCCAGAACTTCTACTTTGCAATAACAGGAACAGAGCTAGAACTTAAAACAAACAAATGAAACAATACAACCACCCTACGGTTATTTGGTTTTTAATTGCATTAGTGGCCCTTATTGCTATATCATGTAATAAACTCCTTTTTAATACTGATGCAGAAACAGCCAAAACCCTCCACCAAGAACTGGTGAAAAATAACATTCAAGAGATCCCCATTGAGGAGGTTTCCAGACTGTTAAAAGAAAGCAGTAACCAGCCTTGTAGGTTTGATTTTGACTTTAATGGAGAGGTAGATGTTAATGATTTTCAGACAGTACTTTCAGGATATGGAAACACATACACCCTAGAAGATGTTAACGAGCTATTAATAAACTTCGGTGCTGAGTATATTGTAGACGTAATCCCTTTATGGAATAACAAAATACAAGATGTAAACTGTGGTTTAGATTGGGATGCTACCCATAGGGTAAAGTGTAACGGTAACCCTTATCTCTATTTGCCCTTAGAGGGCATCACAGTACAATGGTTTTATACAGACTTAGATTATAATGTACAAGATTCATTAGTGAGCTTAAACCCTCTTAAAATGGATTGGTACACCTATGGAAATAATGGAGGGTGTAATGAGTTTGACAGCTTCCAGCCTTTATGCAATGGAGCTCAAACAATGACTTGTAAAATATTCCTAAACGGTCAAGTTTATGAGAGGACAAATATAGGAGTAGCCACCATAAACATTCCAGATTCTTTAGACATTCCTTTCTGTGATAACCTAGAGCTTTATGAGCCTATGGATAATCTAGTGAGTGACTATGAGCCTTACCAATACCTTAATTAATTAGTAAAACATGAAGGACAAAGAAGAGGTTAAGAGTGAGGAATTAGTTGTCAATAGTACACACCTTAAAAAAGAGGAGCAAGACAGAACACGAATTGCCAAGGGTGCAGTACTCGAAGCTATGGAGAAAACTATGGGCATAGTCACGACCTCCTGTAAGGCTGTAGGTATTTCCAGAACTATCTTTTACCGATGGAAAGAGGAGGACAAAGACTTTGCAAAGAAGGTGAGTGAGGTAATGAATTTAAGATTAGACTTCTTAGAAAACGAGCTACTCAGTAGGATCCAGAAGAAGGAACCAGGAAGCAATACTTTGATCATGTACGAGCTGAATAATAGAGGGAGGGAAAGAGGTTATGGAATTGAAAGGATAGATGTAACAAGTGGAGGCAATGAGCTACTGGCCCCAAGCTGGGTATTGAATAAACAGAAACCAAAAGAAGAGGATTAATGGAATTAGTAAAGATTGGAAAGGTTAAACCCAATGAGGATAACCCGAGATTTATAAAGGAGGACAAATTTAACAAGCTGGTAAAGTCGATCAAGGAGTTTCCTGAGATGTTAAAACTTAGGCCTATAGTGGTCAATAAGGACATGATTGTATTGGGTGGAAACATGAGGCTAAAGGCTTGTGCTGAGGCTGGACTAAAGGAGGTTTATATCTTAAAAGCTCAAGGCCTAACTGAGGAGCAAGAGCGTGAGTTTATAGTAAAGGATAACGTAGGCTTTGGAGAATGGGATTGGGATATATTAGGAAATGAGTGGGATGCTTTACAACTCCAAGAATGGGGGCTGGAGGGTTTCCCTTTTGATGAGGTGGAACTGGATGCTGTGGAGGACGATTACACCGAGCCAGACAGCATGAAGGTAGATGTGGTTCTAGGTGATTTAATTGAGATAGGAGAACATAGGTTACTTTGTGGGGATAGTACAGATTCAGACCAAGTGGCAAAGTTAATGGATGGGGAGTTTTTTGATATGATAGTAACAGACCCTCCTTATAACGTTAATTATACGGGTAAAACAAAAAAAGCTTTAAAAATTGAAAATGATAAAATGAGTGATGAAAATTTTAAAGAATTTTTATATAACCACTTTGTTTCAATTAGTTTATTTTCTAAAAAAGGAGCTGTATCTTATATTTTTCAACCAGACAAACAGATACATAATTTCTTAAATGCTTTTATAGATGCAGGGAATAAGTATAGTGGGTTATTAATTTGGAATAAAAATAATATGGTGATGAGTCAAGGTGATTATCATTCTAAACACGAAACAATAATATATGGATGGAAAGAGGGTTCTGCACATAATTGGTATAATGATAGAAAGCAAGTGTCTGTTTTAAATTTTGATAGACCTAAAAGGAATGAAGAACATCCGACAATGAAACCGATTGAATTACTATCATATCTAATAAATAATAATAGTAACCATAATTGTTTAATAGGGGATGGTTTTCTTGGTTCAGGCTCTACAATGGTAGCAGCCCACCAACTAAAACGAAAGTGTTACGGTATGGAGTTAGACCCTAAATATTGTCAAGTGATAATAGACAGAATGATGAAGCTGGATGGAGCTTTAAAAGTAAAGATTAACGGGAACACATACCCACCAAAGTAAATGAAACAAAGCGAGCAAGGTTTACAAGTGGCGGTGGTGGGTTACCTCCGAATGAAAGTAAAGGACATTCTGTTTAATGGAAGTCCTGGAGGGATAAGGACAAGCATAACACAAGCCAGAAAGATGAAAGCTGCTGGATATAAAAAGGGGTGGCCCGATCTTCTAATCCTAGAGCCTAGAGGAGAATATCATGGATTGGCCATAGAGCTAAAAGTAAAAGGAAACTATGCCTCCATTCACCAGAAAGAGGTTATCTCTAAATTAAGAGAGAGAGGTTACAAAGCTGAGGTGTGTACTGGTTTCGACCAAGCCAAAGAAACAATCGACAAGTACTTTGATTAGCCAACCAAAAACATATTATGACGTTTCAAACTGTCAAACTAGGATTTCCATAAACCAGGGAGGCACAAGGTCGGGTAAGACTTATTCAATTATTAAGGTGTTAATAGATTACTGCTGGGAGAATAAAGGAAATAATCACATTATCACAATATGCAGAAGGACTTTGCCAGCTTTGAAAGCCTCGGCCATGAGAGATTTCTTTGAGATAATACAAAAGGAAAACTACTACACCGAGAAGCACCACAATAAAAGTGACGGAACTTATCTCTTATTCGGAAACCTTGTTGAGTTTATAAGCCTAGACCAACCCCAAAAGGTAAGAGGGCGTAAAAGGGATATACTATTTATAAACGAGTGCAATGAGATAGATCTGGAAAGTTGGGTGCAGTTATCACTTAGAACAAGGAGTAAGATTATAATTGACTACAACCCCTCAGACGAGTTCCACTGGATTTATGAAAAGGTAATGACCAGAGATGATGCCACATTTTATAAAACGACATACTTAGATAATCCATTCCTCCCTAAGTCAGTAGTTCAAGAGATTGAAAGATTAAAGGAAACAGATAGTAACTACTGGGCCATTTATGGATTGGGTGAGAGGGGTAAATCTAGGAGCTTAGTTTTTGATAATGTGGGCCAAGTAGATGAAGTGCCAGAGAACGCCAAAGAGCTCTGCATGGGCTTAGATTTTGGATATTCAAATGACCCAACTTGTTTAGTAAGGATTTATAGGAGAGGAGAGGAATTATACTTTGACCAGCTTATTTATACCACAGGATTGACCAACCAAGATATTAGCACCGAACTAAAAATATTAGAGATAACAAGAGCTGCTGAGATATTTGCAGACAGCGCAGAGCCTAAAAGCATAGAGGAAATACACCGAACTGGTTTTAATATTAAGCCCACTAAAAAAGGTCCAGATAGTATAAGAATAGGGATTGATTTAATGAGAACTTATAAGCTATTTGTTACTTCCTCCAGTACAGATATTATTAAGGAGTTCAGGAACTACAAATACAAGGAGGACAAAAACCAAAAGATACTTAACGAGCCACTGGATAAATTTAACCATAGTATAGATGCTATTCGGTACGGTTTAATAATGAAGCTGCAGCAGCCTTTTAGTGGACAGTATGAGGTGATGTAATAAGGAACAAAAAGAAACTAACTGATACTAATTAATAAGACATGAACACAAAGGAGATAACTATACCAACAAAGTGGAGTGAGATTACTCTAGGACAATTCAGAGCCTACACCTTGCATAAAGCTAGAAGTCGTAATGCCTCACCTTTAGAGGAAAAGATGGTGGTGGTTGAGATGTTCTGTGGTATGACCACCAAAGACGTGAGGAGCTTAAACCTAAAGGATCTCAACAGTATTTATTCCGATGTAGTCAAGATATTAGAGGACAACAACGCAGAGATTAAATTCCAACAGACGTTTAATTTTAAAGGTAAAGATTTTGGCTTTGTGCCTAACCTTAGTAAGCTATCCACTGGTGAGTGGGTGGATTATGAGGAGCTAATGAAACAAGGAGGATATTGGCAGAACGCCCATAAAATAATGAGTATTCTATTCAGGCCAATAGACAAACAAAAGAAGGAGCTTTACAGCATAGAGGAATACAATGACCAGCATATTAAAGAAAATGCAGAGGGGTTTTTAGATTTGCCAATGGATAAGGTGATCGGTGCGCAGTCTTTTTTTTTTCGTTTAGGGACGGACTTATTAATGACTTTGAAAACCTTTACAGTGGAGGAAAAGGAGAGGAGGAGGAAAACGAAAGAGAAGGCGAAACCTTACACAACTCGGTAGCTGAAAA